ACTTTCCGGTATGTCCGAAAGTAAAATGCTCTGATTGTTTTTTATGCTGATGTAGTTCATTTTAAATCAATTCATAGAGATAAAAACATATAGTACATATAACTAATATGAACCACTTGAAATACAAATAGATACGTAAAGCCCTGAAAAAACATTTTGTACATTTACTTTAATTCTACTTTAATATTTAGGCCTCATTTGAGCCTTTCTTTATGCTTTACTTTAATAGTGGTTTATGCGTGGCTTAATAACGCCGTAAAAGCCGACTAAATAAGGGGTTAGCAAGTATAATAACCCAAACTTATACTCCCAAAATACCCACAATAAATAAGGCCTACCGGATAACCACCGTGTAGGCCTTTTTTGTGCTCAAAAAGGAAATAATACACTGAGTAGGGTCAAAGTAGGGTCAAGAATAGGGTCAAAAGTATATGATTGATAATGTGATAATGTTTATATATTCCGTAAAATAGGTAATATTATGGTTAATCAACACCCTTTATAACCTGATTTATACATGATTGAAACAATAAAAAATACACGTAATTAGCTAAAATACAGCTTATTATATGTATATGTGCCTGAAAAAACCAAATAAAGTGTATTTATTTGGGTTCGGCTGCAATAGAATGCACTACATTTTCCGCATTAATAGTATAATCAACAACATTAGAAGATTTGCCCCGCGAAAGCTTCAATTCCTCGTTTTCCCTCTCTAAAATGGCATTTTTAGCAGCCAAAGCCTCCAATCTATCTAAAATAAAACTCATAGAGCTTGCCTCAATTATTTGAATATCCTTTTTTTCTACAGGATTAATTTCATTTTTAAGCATTGGGCCTTTTCCGGTAAAGAACCAATCTGAATTTAAATTGTACACAAGTACAGAATTCTGTATTGCCTTTGTTCCTACTATTGACCTTCCTTTTACTATTTCGGTAATCAATGAGCCACTAATATCTAAATTTTGAGCCATATCCTTGGCTGACTTTACAATATTATGTAAAATCAAATAATTATAAAACTCTATAAATCTTATATTTAGCTCGTTCATAAAAAATAAATACAAAATACTGTATGATATATTTGGAAATTACAGAATACTGTATTAGTTTTGCATCGTATTACAACAGTGTAATAACAGTTCAAAAATACAAAAAGTTTATCAACAATACACACATGGAAGTAGAAAAAAAAATTTTAGTAGCTCTGGGCGAAAAGAAAGTGTTGAAGGAAATGTTTGGAACAACATTTTACACAGTACGCAACGCATTAAATGGACAAGGCAGTAAAATAACTGTGATTGGACTTAAAATAAGGTTAGCCGCCATTGAGCGTGGCGGCTTGGAGGTAGAACCAAAAAAAACAGAGGCAGTATGACAGACTTTTTGTATGGACTATTCGACCGGCTGTTATCAGACCCGCTCAATAAACGAATTTGCAACTGGGGCTTGGCAATTGGCTCCGCTCTATTTTTTGGAAATATTATTATTCAACTATTAATTCAAAAATCATGAAAAATCAAATTAGCACGGAAAAGGGTACTTCGGTAGAAGGCTGTGTTTCTGAGTACCAACTTCAAATTGACCAAAAAACCGCATCGGTAATTTGTAAAACATGTCGTGAACTATCTGCCGAAACTCTTTTGCAGTTACCCGAGTACTCGGTGTTGACCGAAAATAAATCAAGTCAAAAATGCATGTGCAAGATTTATTTTCGGATAAATCAGGCTCGGGCTCAAAGTGGATGTCGTAAGATGTCGCGAACTCAAGTGAGTGAAATAATGCGAGACCTTTTAGCATATCAGTAATGGCTGTTCGATAGGTGGTCGTGATATCCGGGAAATGATATGTGACAACTACATTTTCTCTCCACGGTTTTTTCTTAGAATTTTTATCCATAATGATTGATTTTTTAATGTTTGACGACGCAAAGATAATCAATCACCCGCATAAATAATGCTCAATATCAGAGGGCATGGCATTTACACCTGGAGCGAGAACAGGGCGGGACCTAAAAGACAACAAATACTTACAACTATGTATAAAGAAATAGATGGTACTTTGACACTTACGGTGAATGACTGGTGTAACGCTGGATTATCATTTGACCAGTTCAAAAATGATAGCAAAAGAGGCTATTTATCTATTAATAGACGTGGAACTGCTGGTAATACTCTTATTGATGTGAAATCGATTACACGCCAAGATAGATTGAATGTATTGGAGCGGGTATATGGAAAAATAGTGGAGACTAAGAAGGCTAATTCAATTTTCACGGTCGAGATTGATGGGAAGGCTCGGAATTTTTATACTAGCTACCGGAAACCCGACGGAACGAACATTGAGCCTAACAGGATTGAGGAGTATGTGAATAGGGCTTCAATTTTCAACGCATTGGAAAAAGGATTGAAGCAACAAATGGCGGCACGTGCGAAAAGTGGCAGCCGTATGAAAATGGGTGAGTTTTGGTTGGATGCTGCTGATTGGTTCCTGGAACAAGTGGAGAAATATCCGTGTGCGGCGATCGGTAACGCCCGAAGTCTTGAAAGGGCTTTTAAAGAGTATTTAAAAGGCGGTTACGAAACATTGATTCATAAGAACGTCGGCAACGATGCGGCACGTAAGGTATCGGTTTCGGCTGAAAAATTATTTCTGGCATTGTGGCGAACAAACGACAAGCCTTTCGTACTTCGGGTACATGAGCTGTATTTGAATTTTGTATCGGGCGAAAAGGAACTATTTGACAAAAGCACCGGTGAGATATTTAGGCCAGCAGATTTCATGCACAAAGGTCGCGCAATGGAGGTATCAGTGGCAACAGTATGGAGCTACTTGAAAGATGTGGTTAACAACACGGCGGTGTATTCTGATAGAAACGGAAATTTTGATTACCTGGATAAAATCAGACCTAAGAAACACCGTAAGCCGGGTAGGTTCTCACTAAGTAAAATATCGATGGATGACGTGGCCATGAGCCGCAAATCTAACAGAGGTTGGATTTATAAATATATGGCGGTGGATGTGGTGAGTGGTTATTGGTTTCGACCTGACTACGTACTTGGTAAACCTACAGTTAGAACTATTCACAACACCTTCCGCAATATGTTTTGCGAACTTACTGAACTTGGTTTGCCAATGCCGGGAGAACTTGAAGTTGAATACGCTTTGATGAAACACATTGACTGGTTGGACAAAGCGTTCCCATTTGTACGGTTCTGTAACTCCCCAACTGAAAAACGTGCTGAACATGCCATTAAGGCTTTGAAGTATGGAGCGGCAAAGGATGCAGGTCACACACGGGGGCGTTGGTTTAGCAAAAGTGAAGCGTGGAAGGCCATACGGCACAAAGAGGATGGCGATTTTGTAGAAAAAATGTATCAACCACAAACAATTGTCCGCGATGACTTGGACGATATTGAAAAGCATAACAACGAGCTTCACCCGCTTCAAAAGACCTATCCGGGACTAACCAGGAAACAAGTATTGATTACACAGGTGAACCCAAATTTGCAGCCAATTGAGCATTGGCACCTTTACAAGTTTATTGGCAACGAAACGAATACATCGATTTATCACAATGACTTTTGCCCGGTATCTAACGAGGAGTTTGAATTAAAGGATTTCAATAATTTGAAAAGGCTAAAATCTAACGATAGAACCGTAACAGCCTACTGGCTTCCGAACGATGATGGTACGATCAACGAGGTGTATTTGTGGCAAGGTGACACTTATATAGGTGAAGCGATAAATAGAGCGCTGACAAGCTACAACGAATGTGCCATTGAGCGGACTGAACAGGATGAAGCAAACATGTTATCGCAAAATAAACGCCTTGCCAAATTTGACAAGTTTGTGAAAGATAAAAAAGCGGAAATTCCGAAAATTGGAAGCTATGAGGCCACTCCTGAGAAAGTATATGCGGAGGTGGAAATAATGGAAACAGTGCAACCGAAAGGTTATGACGGTGACGAAGATTTACCGGTAGAGGATTGGAGCAAGTTTGCAAGAGAAAGTTTATAACAGTAAAAATACTACGAATTATGATAACAGAGGAATTAAAAAAGCGGATAGTAGCAAGTTTGGCAGAAAGTCGCCAATTGTTCGACGGATCGGATGTGAAGTTTGCAACGAGTATTGGAATTAATGACTCCATTTACAATAGAATCAAAAAAGGTGATTTAACAAAAGTTCTGAAAGATGCGGTTTGGATATCGCTGGCACGTCGACAGGGGATTTCAGTAAATAATGCTTCTGAGTGGAAAATTGCAAAAACACCGGTGTTTGAATTTATCACCATGCAGTTGGAAATCTGTCAAAAAGAGGGTATTAGTTCACTGCTTTGCGATTTATCTGATATTGGAAAAACGGTGGCCGCCGTGCATTACGCAAAAACGCATAAGAACGCCATTTACTGTGATTGTAGTCAGGTGAAAAGTAAACAAAAAATGGTTCGCCATATTGCTAAAGAGTTCGGAGTTGGGCATACCGGTAAATATGCTGATGTGTACGAGGACTTGGTATTTTACTTGAAAACATTACCCAATCCACTGGTTATTTTGGACGAGGCCGGAGACCTTCAGTACGATGCCTTCCTTGAAATAAAAGCACTTTGGAACGCTACCGAACATACCTGCGGATATTACATGCTTGGAGCCGACGGACTACAGGAAAAAATGAGACGTGCCATTGACCATAAGAAAGTGGGATATACAGAGCTTTTTAGCCGATTTGGTAAGAAATACGGGAAAGTGGTTCCAATTGGAAAAGAAGACAGCGAAAAGCTAATGAGTGCTACTGCAGCTATGATTATTAAAGCAAATTGCACGGATGGTACTGACATTAATAAGCTACTGAGGCAAACAATGGGTGAAGATGGCCGACCAAGCCTCCGCCGAATATACACGAAATTGACAACGGCTGAGTAGGATGCGGAGGGCTTATAGTGTAGCAAATGTAACGGATGCAAAGTTTAATACCAAAAAATTAGATGGAGAGTGGGATGAGGCAATTGGTTCGCCTGAACTTTCTGGAACTTGGTTTATTTACGGACCTCCAAAGAATGGAAAAACAAGTTTTGCCATGAAGTTGGTAAAATACCTAACGAATTTTAAGAGAGCAGCCTATAACCCTGTTGAGGAAGGATTAAGCCGAACTATACAGATGGCAATGGACAGGGTGAATATGGATGAGGTTGGAAATAAGCTGATATTACTTGATAAAGAAAATGTACAAGAACTTATTGAACGATTGGATAGACATAAATCGCCGGACATTATCGTAAATGACTCAATTCAGTTTATGGAGCTAAAATTTAGTGAGTATAAACTATTGAAAGAGCGATATCCCAAGAAACTATTCATATACATATCGCACGTTGAGGGTAGTGTCCCGGACGGAAATACAGCGAAACGGATTTGGCGAGATGCAAATGTAATTTTTAGGATTGAGGGATTTACGGCATTTGTGACAAGTAGATACGGTGGAGAGGGTAATATAATTATTAGTGAAGAAAGAGCAAAGGCACATTGGGGACTTAAATACGATAAAATGATTGGATTAGAATGAATCAATTAAAACATACACACAATTATGAAAACGACAGCAACACCAACCGACAAGCGTAAGAATGCATTGATTAAGAGATATCACGGCTTATTGCGGGACGCAAAGATTAATGACGAACAAAAGTTAGCTCTTTTGGAAAACTGGAAAGTATCGAGTTCGAAGGAACTGACGGTAAACCAGCTTGAGGATGTTTGCAAATTACTGCAACACCTGATTAACCCTACCGAGGCGGAACTGGAGAAATGGCGGGAGTGGACTCGTACCTGTATAAAATCGTATGGCCGATCGCTTGGTGCTAATTATACGAATGAATATGCTGAAGGTATTATTTGTGCGGCTGCAAAGATTGATAATTTTAAGGATATTTCTAAGAAACGGTTGCAAGGGATTTATAACCAATTCAAGAAAAGCAAATTGGACGCAGTTACGACTAAACAACTGATAGTGGATGATATCAGAGCGTTGGCTGGAATGAATTAAGAATTTACAATTAAATCATATACATTTTACACACATGGAAAAACAAACAGCTACCACAGATTTGGAAGTCTGTCATCCCACAAAGTTGGGTGATTTGCAAGCCCAGGAACGGAAAAAGAAACAAGAGAAGCTAGTGGCTTCTTATGAAAGGAAAATTGAGGTACTTACTGATTGGTTGCTTACTAGTGAGTTTCAGACCGAGGAATGGGATGGCAAGTTGCTGGATTTGGAGCATGTAGAGGAACAATTGGCTAACCTTAAATTTTTAATGGGATGAAACAGATAAAACCAAGTGCCGGAGGGTACATTAAGAAGGACAATTTGATTTATTTGGCTAAGCCGGTAGGTGAAAACGATAATTGTGTAGGTTGCGCCTTCCATAATTTTGGGGACTGTTCGGACATTGATTGCCTATATGGGAATGTGATATTTGAGGATGTAACAGATAAGATTACAGTGGAACTGGTAGAGGAACAGCGGGGCGGATTTGCTCCATTTATTGGGCTTGTACTGGTAATATTGGTAGCAGTTGGATGGATGGTTTATTGGGAGTTAATTGAAAACAATATAATAATTTAATAATAGGAAAATGGCAGACGTAAAAATTTCGGACTTAACGCCGGAGCAAATTAAAGAGTTGCACGCTGAGTTTCGTGCTAAGGAGAAACAAAACGCTGAAAAGCGAGCTAATGATCGGTTGGCATTGATTGACCTGGAGAATGAGGTAGTATTGGAAATGATGGCGGAGGTGGAGCTTCTTTCTGAAGCTATCGTGAATTTTAAACAGAAGTGTATTCACAAGCTTGAGCCACTCATGAAAATGAAAACGGAACTGGCAAAGGCTGCTGAGAAACAAAGGTCGTTTACCTTTAAAAGCAAGGACAATGTTGTGAAGTTTGTAATTGATTACAACGAGACTTTTAAGTACGACGATGGCATTCATGCGGGTGTAGAGTTTGCAAAACAGTGGCTGATTGAAAAATCGGACGAAAGCGACGACTCTAAAATGATGACGTCGATTATTGAGAACCTCCTCGGAAAATCGAGAGGTGGAACTTACTCCGCTGAGAATCTTTGGATATTTGTGAGCTCGGCAGAGGATTACGATGTGCCATTGCTGAAATTGGCGGCTGACGCGGTGAAAAAGTCGCTGTACAAGGAAATGACTAGCGTGAGTGTGAAGGTGTTTAAAAAGGACGAATTTGGGTATAAACAGTTGCCATTAAGTGCGACTAAGGCGTAGAATTTACAATTAATAATAATCAGCTTTTCCAAAGTGAAAAACAACTTTGGAAAAGCACAAAAAGAAACAACATGTCTGATAAAAAAGAATCAAAGAAAAAAAAGAAGAAAGTGATTGGCGGTAATATGCATTGCTGGTTTAATGCTAAGGTTAAATACGAGAAAACAGCTGAAGAAGGTAGGATTGAAACAGCGACAGAGAGTTACTTAGTTGACGCCCTAAGTTTCACCGAGGCTGAGGCTCGGATAATTAAGGAGATGACTCCATTTATCAGCGGTGCGTTTACAGTAAGTAATATTACCAGGGCGCGCATTAATGAGCTATTCACGAGCGATGATGGTGACAAGTGGTATCGCTGTAAGGTGTATTTTATTGCACTTGACGAGGAGAAAGGCGTGGAGAAACGTACACCTGTAACAATGTTTGTACAAGCTAGCAACGTGAAACTGGCATGGGATGGACTACAGGAGGGAATGAAGGCCACCATGGCCGATTATGAGGTGGCTTCAATTGTGGAAACAGATGTGTTGGATGTGTATCCGTTTGAAGTTGAATCAAAAGGGGAATAACAATAAATTAAAGCAACCGTTCAAAGCGTTGAGCGGTCTGAACAAAGCCTACCACATTGGCTTTGTTCAGGGCTTTTTTTAGTCATTCAATAAAAACAACATTTATTATTTATGAAGAAACTAGAAATTTCAGAACAAAACGCCCGGAAGCTATACAAAGATATGCCGGACTTTCGCCCCTCACTGGAGGATACTTTTGGTAAAGCATTTTTTACTGAAAAAATTACTGATAGGATTAAGACATACGAGGATGCATGTGCGGAACTTGGTATTAGTCCGTGGACTGAAAAGGACTTTAGCACATCGGGGTTGAAACCGGATGAGATCACTTATCGGAAAATAAAAACAATTACTGAAGCACTTAATGAAGGTTGGAAGTGTGACTGGAAAGATGCAAACCAATACAAGTATTATCCATGGTTCCGTATGTCTTCCGGGGGCTTCGTTTTCCACGGTACGTATTTCGATTACTCGTTTGCGTCTGCGGGTTACGCCTCGCGCCTTTGCTTTAAAAGTTCGGAACTGGCCAAGTATGCCGGTGAACAATTCTTACAATTATATTCAGATTTTATCATTTAGCAATAATCGCCGTAAGGCACAAACAATTTTACACACATGGAAAAACAAGAAGTAACACCAATGGAAAGCATCAAAACAGTAGAGGATGCTTTGAACGTAACAGGTACGCCTGTAACACCTGAATTTAATGAAGTGCCTGAGGAACTTCGTGAGTATTTTAAAGCCGTATATGAGGCAGTTGCAATAACCAAGGCTTTAGTTGGCGACTGGAAAGCCGACTGGAATGATGGTCGCCAACGTAAATGGTATCCATGGTTCCGTATGTCTTCCGGGGGCTTCGTTTTCCGCGCTACGTATTTCGATCGCTCGCGTGCGTTTGCGGGTGACGCCTCGCGCCTTTGCTTTCCGACTGATGAGATGGCAGAGTATGCAGGTCGGACGTTCACTGACGTGTACAGTCGAATGATTCTGAAGTAAAAAATTGGGGCTGTTTGTCTTTGTGAGGTTGTCTTCCAGGGGCTTCGTTTTCAACGATACGAATTACGATAACTCGAATGCGAATGCAGGTAACACCTCGCACCTATGACCCCTAGCCCCTAAAGGGGAATTACTAAGCCCTACCGCTTTGAACGGCGGTGGGGATACAAATAAAAAAGATATGGAGCAAGTACAGGCAAAGAGTAAAGGAACATGGGGTCGAAGGGTTGACCGCTCACGGCAGGAATTGAATGTGATATGTGGGGCTTTTTTTGACGGCTTGCAAGTGCCGAATGAGTGGAAGATTATACGGTGGGATAAAACTGAGGAACTACCGCCAATAGGGATAACGTCGATAGGGATTATTTTTATGGATACGCGGACTCGAGGGATTGATATTATGCATTACCGGGTGATGTTCCACACTTTTAGTGAACGAGGCGGGGTGTGTGAGAAATCAATGAAGGATTTTGGGAAGTCTGCTTATAAGTCGGTAGACCATGGGATTTTTACAGTAGAGAAATTGAATGAGTTTTTACATGATAGGTATTTTGACCTCACCCCAACCCCTCTCCTTGAGGAGAGGGGACAAAACCAAGTTTATGACAAGGATGACGGCTTGCAGCATTTTAGAGATAGACTCTCAGATTGAGTGGCTGATTGGATTGGACGGTGATTTTAGTAATGAGATAGAAATTTTGAAACAACAAAAAATAGAAATTTATGATAGTAGCAATTGATTTTGACGGAACGATAGTAACTGATAAATATCCGGAAATAGGTGAAATAAAAGATGGTGCTAAGGAAGCTATTAACCAACTGTATGCTGATGGTTATACGATAATAATATGGAGCTGCCGCACTGGCATTAATAAAGCGAGAGCGATAGAGTGGCTAGTAAAACAGGGTATAAAGTTCCACTATTTTAATGAAAGCAGCTATGAGAACCTAAAGCAGCATGAATTTAAAGATACTCGTAAAGTTTTTGCCAACCTGTACATCGATGACCGTATGCTGTTTAAACTTCCCACATGGGATGAAATATACTGGATAGTGCGAGACCTGGTGCCAACGCGAGCGGATAAGGTTATTAATGAGGGGTATTTGTAAGGCGGTTTTTAAATAACAATTAAATAGTGATTAAATGGCTAGACATCCAAAACATAAAAGCACCAAACTGAGCGCAGCACGGGTAAAGGAAATGTTGCGTTTAGAGTTTGAACCGGGCAGACAGGATAAGTGCAAAATGGCAGTGTACCGGAATATAATTAGTAAGGTTACTGGAATAAGTGAGCGGACGTTTTGGCGATACATGAAAGAACTAGAGGCAGAGAACCCAATACAGGAAGACCCGAACCAATTGAAACTATTTTAAACAACGATTAATAACCATTTAAAGACAAATTAAATTATGATTACAGTAAAAACTTATCCCGTAATGAGGGATAGAACGCACGAAAGTGCCGAGCAACAAAGAAATGATGTAGAACTTATTAAAAAAATGGTAGCAGAATACCGATTGTTTGGCATCCTGCTACTGCGTAAAGAACTGATTACCCCCGCCAATTTTGGCGTGAAGTATTACGACAACTTCATTATAAAGTTTTAAATTCTTTTGCCTTTTCGTTGAGCTCCTCAAGTATCCAATCTTTTGGAGTTGACTTTTTGGTAGGTTCAAGAATTAAACGTAGTTGATTGTAAATTACAGCCTGATTGGCTAACACTTGCTCAAGTAGAGCTTTGATTTCATTTTGTTCCATAAATATTTATTTTTTTTAATTGTTTGACGACACAAAGATAGATATTTAACTTGAATGTAACAGACAAGCCGTTTTCGTTGTGAAACGCGACGGCTTTATATTTTTTTCAGTGTTTTATTGCAGAATCAAAAAACTTTATTACTTTTGCCCCCGACTATTACCAAATACAAGTTCTTGGGCAAAAAAACAACAAAAGTTTTTTAAACAAGATAGAAACGGAACGCCCGCTAAGGTGGCCAAGGAGGAAACGACTTGACAGCTCTTACGCCCGTCGTATTGGTGATAGTCACACCTACGGCGGGCGTTCTTTTTTTTATCACATTCTAAAAGAGATATGACTATCACCAAGAAGAATGAAGCTGGCAGCTTACTGCCAATGACAGTAACCGAAGGGTTGACTGTAAATGTGATGCCAAACGAGGCACACGAGTATGTAATGAGCACACGAGAAGTGTCGCACGGTTATGGAACTTCAATTTATGTAGTTCGCAAAACAATGCTGAGACATGAGGACGAACTAAAAGAGGGTAAGCACTTTATTAAAGGGGTGGACATTTTGTCCACCCCCACGGTAACCCAACCACATCAAATCTTTTGGACAAAGCGTGGTATTGTTCGCCTTGGGTTTTTTATCAAAAGCGAACGAGCAAAATTGTTTCGTGATTGGGCTGAGGAGTTGATTATTGCGGTGGATGAACAACGTGATTTGTTTGGAGTGGTAAAAACTACACGGGCATTGCCCGCTAAAACAAAAGCCAACCGATTGACTCAAGAACGTATGGTGAGTATTTTGGCTGAAGTATGTAGGATTGAAGACATGGCGCTGCGCATGAGTATTACTAATAAACTTATGGGAGGAACTGCAAAATGAACACAACAGGAGCATTTAACGGAGAAATCCGTATGTTGAGCAGTGTGCCTCGCTGCTATGTAAGGCAAAAAAGTGAACTTACCAGTTTTATAGAGGTAAACCGACAATTTGGTAAGTTTTCGTATCGTAGTTCGCTGGTGTGCGAATGTACTGACGGACAAAATGTGCGTCACTCAGGTGCGGTAGTTGTGGATAGTACTTCCGGTGTGGTAACAGGTTATATAATACGTTGCAAGGGGTGTGCTGAAAAAGCAGGAAAGGAGGTAAACCATGATGCAAATAGTTGATGGTGAACTTAGGGTGAAACTTGAAGAAAAAGAAGTAACCGCCAATGGCTTAGTACCAATAATTCTGAAACGATATGAGGCAATACTCCACGATAAAGCCGTGCTGATATACGAAATTCAGAAACTGAAAGAGACACAACCGAGGGTGTTTTCTTTCTCGAATAATTAATATTTAGAGAGTTTCCTTGTTTATTCGGGGAAACTCTTTACTTTTGTGAACACTTTTAAAAATATAATATCATGAGCGTACTAGGGTCATTGCAAAAATCTGAAAAAGAAATCACAATTGAATTTCCTATTAGTAAAGTAAAAGATGCAGTTATGCAGGTTTTCGATAAACTTCCGAATAGGTATAAACTCAGAAAGGACGATATCAATGAAGTTTTTAATACATACCGATTTCCAGCTACAAGTGCACTTTACCCAGGAATGATAGATTTGTCATTGCAAGATGTTGACGGTGACAAAACTAAAGTAAATATCACTGTAACGGCTCTGCATGGCTCTGTATCGTCAAATACAACGCTGAATAGTGTGCTGAATGAATATCTTTTAGTTTTAGGAAAAATATTAAGCGGTGAAAGTGACGAGGTTATAAAAGAACCTATTAAGCAAACTGGCTGTATGGTTTTTCTTTTAATTGGACTTACATCGGCTGCATTAATGTCATTTGCTTTGATTTAATATAACTTCCCCATAAAAAAAGCCCCTACCATAATTTTGGTAGGGGCTTTTTTTATGCGAAATAGTGAAACATTGTTTTAAAGGTAAATCGTACAATGGCCAGTCCATCGCTGCGAGGTTCGGGTACTTGCTCGGTGCGCTCGAGTGCTGAGTAGGTTTCGGTTTCAAATCCCTGCAGGGACTTGAATACATCGTCGGCAGTGGTAAGGTAGGCCAATGAACGCTCGCGGGCAGCTTCGGTCGATGCCTGTGAGGTTCGGCCATTGGTGGCGTCAAATACAAGTCGCACCTGAATGTTGGCATTTACAAGTTGTGAACCTCCTCCAAGCTCTTCGGGGTTGGGGAATGATATGCGTACCAATGCAGCCGGGTACTTGAGCGATGGGCGTTCGGCATTGTCTGTTTGCCCGTTGTCCAGGTCTATCCATTTTATGGCGGACACGGTGGAAAGTTGGGCGGAGATGGTGAGAAATAGGTTTTTCATAATTTAATGTCGAATTAGTGATGTTACTGCTGTATTTTAAACTCTTTAGTGTCTCGAAATACTCAACTACTAAAGGTTTAAAATACGTTTTATTTCCCGTTCAATTTTTGCCGTAATGGCGGCGTTTAGCACCTCAGACTTACCAATGAATGGGCGGGCTTTCATAATGTGCTCTTTTTTACCAAATATTTTGGCGGGCAGTCCAAACTGGTGAACGGCTGCGTATGGTTTATCACTTCCCACAGTTACGCGGTCGGCCTTAACCACGTAATGAATGGAGTTTTTAAGCTCCGTAGTTTCGCCGGTCAAAATTTTGTCCTGGGTGCGAGTTTGCGAGAACCGGTCTTTGTTAGTTCTTGAAAATCCATACCACTCACTTTCGGGCTTTCGGCGCTCTACGTTGCTCCACTTTTTTACTGTTTTGTCCGTAAATCCCTCCTCCACAAAACTTTTATTGTAATGCCTTACCGCTTCCACGCCAATGATAATAGGAAGGTCCTGTTTTTTGAACTCCTTTAATTCATTTATATGTGCCTTCACTATGGCTTGCATTTGTTCGGGTGTCATAATTTTTCATTTATAGACCTCACCCATAACCCCTCTCCTTGAGGAGAGGGGAATAAGACGAAGTTTTGAGTTAAATTTGCACTTAAATAGCAATTAATTAGGGTTTAAAGTACCATTTATTGAAAAATGTTGTACTTTTGTAGGACAAAGGAGAAAGTTCAATTGAGTGATGCCCAGGTTGTACCTGTAAGCCCTATCTTATTGGATTTTCTCTTTTTATTTGTTTTTTAGCCAAAAAGTCATCTTCATTCTCAATAGTGTAGGGCTTGATTTCACCTTTCTTGGTTACTTTTAAATTGATATAGCAGGTTTCACCTCCAATTTCGGATTTATAATATATCCAGTAATCCACATCATCGTGTTTTTGCTTTCCATTAATTCTCTCATCCTCTGCCCAACCATAGTACTCAGACTTTTTAAATAAACTCTTCATAGTCATTACTGCTTTATCTCTAGCAACAGGGTCATTAATTCCTTTTGATAACAGCGTTTTTACAGAAGACCTTGTAATGGTTAGTTTATCTATATAATCATCCTTTATAGACACCAAATACGGTTTATCGATTTCAATCTTTTTAGTTGCCCACACTTTTACCTTTATTCTTGACTCAACAATTCTAGCCTTTTTTGCCTCTGCATTCCACATCCAGTCTTTGGCGATAATTTCAATTGAACTTCTTACTTTTTCACTGCATGACTTTACGTATGGGTGTTCGGCCATGTTTACTATCTCGGCTGTTTCGGCTGGATTATTGGCAAATATAATGTCCAGCTGCGTGTCATCTTCGGGCGCATCGGTTACTTCTTTGTCGGTTTGCTCCACTGAGCACTCGCATCCCCAGTCGGAAGGTGGTAAGTGCTTTTTCCACCATGGGTGGTTTATGGGCAGTATGGTTCCAACCCATGCGGCGTGTTCCTCCCGCGGTGTGGCTGCCGTGCTGGCCATGTATTCCATATTTGGGTACAAGTGGGCAGTAGCTTGAAAGCCTTTCACCTTGGTGGCCATACGTGCAGAGCGCACGGCGGTGTTGTACTCCGTTTTGAGCCAATTCTCGTTATAATCGGATTTTATACTTGTGCCAAGTACCGATTTACGGAAATTGTCATACGACCTTAAATTACCGTCGGCATCCAATAATTGAGCAGCTATATCCTTGCCCTGGGCATGTGTTTTGAACGCAGCAAATATGGCTGTATTTTGCTTGAACTCGTTTATAAATGCTTCGTTTTTTTTGCCAAACTCAGAAACCAGCCCACGTCCAAAAACACTGGCAATTCCGTAATCAATGGCTTGTTGAAAAGCCTTGTTTGATATATCAAAGAGTGGTTTTGATACCAACGGCATATCATTTGGATTTATGCCATATTGCTTATAGATATCATTTAATGCTTTGTCGAACAGCTTGTCAATGTTTATGCCAACCTCACCCCCGACCCCTCTCCCAGAGGAGAGGGGAGATGAATCGGTCAGGCTAATGCCTGTGTGTTTTATAGAGCTCGTTGATTTGTCTGCTAAGTTCAGTCCTGCCCGGCTCCTCGTTGTCCGGGCGTTGACGAAAAAATTGTACATCTTTTCGAATGTTTCAATATCATCATCACTCAATTTTACCTCTGCCTTTTTTGGGGACTTTGGTGACGGTGCCGGTTCTGGTGGAACCGGGGCGTTTGGGTCAACTGGAGCATTTGGGTCAACTGGTGCTGGTTGTGAGCTTTTTTTTGCAATAATATCTCCATCAGCTGGTTGTGGAAGCCCATATTTGTCATGAAAATAATAAGCCGGTATTTCAATGATTTCACTCAGCTTTACCAGTTCATCAACCGTTAGGTCTTTTAATGCCTTTGGAAAATTGAACGCACCATCTTTTACTTTGTATCCGCGTGCTTCAAGTATGGGCTTCAACTTTTTGTTGAGAATGCGTTGTACAAAACGCAAATCTGCTTTGTTGAGTTCTTCCTCCACATCCTTATGTACATTACTTTGCGACATGCTAGAACCGTCCATTGTAGTCATGGTCTGACTTAAAACGGTAATCAACATAAACTCCTGCAGCGTGGATATAAAGTCCTTGTATAAACCAGAGCCGGCACTTCCGCTTAAGGTGGTAGTTTCGATATCGGTTTCCTTTGGTACTATCAGCGTGGCAGCTGCACCCTGTGCATCGAAAGCTTCCTGCAACTGTTTTCGCGCTTCGGTATCGTAAATTGAATACTTGCCCACACGCTGTGGCATGCCAAATAGTTCTACCATTTGCGCCCAGTCGCCCAATCCACCGCGTTGCATAATCACATAGGGTGCGGCACGGTGTAAAAGTCCGTATTTTGTTGAGCGGTTTTTTATTTCAATCACATTGGGAGCATCACCATAAGAAATGCCAGCATCATAATCAGACTCATTAATGGCAATGAGCTGCTTATCGGTACGGATGTGTTTACGCGGTGCGGAATAGACATTAAAACCGTTTGAGAAATCAAACTCAAGCACGGTGACGTACTCAAAAATAGATTGCATTATTTCTTCGAGCATAAACTCAAATTCGTCAGAATCTATCAAATCTATCATCTCATCTGACTCCGTTCCGTCGGCAAACTGAAAGGTAAGGTCTGCGCCCTTCACTGCACGAATGCGCTTATCTATGGCATCGGCAAGGATACCATCCGTTTTTAGTAGTTCGTATAAATCGAATAGTTCCTTGTACTTACCAACATCGGCAGATTTGAGCGCGTTTGTCCATTTTTCCATGGATAGTAAACTTCTGTTTACCGGCTTAACAATGACTTGGTTTACAATTATGGATTGATTCTTACCGCCTTTTTTGACGGTGGCTTTTACATCAGTCATATTCTTATTTTATTGTGGTCGGAGTTGGAACTCCAACCTCCCGATTAAAAATGATTTACTCGTTTTGGGTTAGAACTGTACAAAATTGTACCAGTTTGGTCGGCTACTGGTAGTGCGGGTAGGTCTGGGTTACGATCTCCTTTTTGTACTGCCTTGAGCCATGATTGTGCATCGTCATAGCGTTTTGCTCTTAGCTTCATATCCGTGTTTACATTGCACAGATTAACAAAATGCCACACTGCTACATCCTTTACAAAAACAATGAGTAGCGCATTGCGAGCCGCTCCTGTTTTGGCAAATTCGGCTGCCATATCAAAAGCAGATAAGTAGCTTTTTACCTCTACATACGCGGCATCGATAGCAGCTTGTAATAAGGTTTCGTCACCGTCCGAAATGGCCTCAATTTGTTCCGTATTTAGGTGAGTAGTAATTTCTGCAGTACTGATGTATGACATAATTATTTTAAGTTTTTAGCGGTTTGATAAACGATGTTTATTCCTGGTACTTCTATGTTATAAATGGGGTGAGAATTAACGTGTCCCTGCGTGTCGTAAAGTTGAATGCCTTTCATTTTTTCGAGCGACATGCCTGTTTTAATGACCCGTTCATTTTTTAGCCATTGCACCTGTTTTCGGTTTACAACCCGGTACTTTCCGCCTAGAAAATAAATGTAGGTTCGTTTTCCTTTTCGAGCCCCCCTGCCCCCCATAAGGGGTGTGCCGGCAGCTAGTTTTTCGGCTTGCCTTACTGCTTTTACAAAATGTAGCCTGTTGGCTCGCCATTTGGTTCGGGTAATAAGGAACCATTTAATAAAGCCCCCTAACCCCCTCAAGGGGGAATTAGAGTTAGTATTGTTTTTTTTGTTTGTTTCCATGTGTGTGTTGTTTACTAATAAAGCCCCCTAACCCCCTCAAGGGGGAATTAGAGTTAGTATTGTTTGTTTGTTTGTTTGTTTGTTTGTTTGTTTGTTTCCGTGTGTTGTTTCCTAATATCGTTTACTATTTGTTCGCTTCACTCCGGTAACAATGCTTCCACCAGTTATTGTTAGTGCTTTGTTATTGCAAATAAATACGCCTCCTTCTATTGCATCCGGGCCATCGGCGGGGGCTTTCATTGTTGCCGAAAACAGTTTGAACTGTTCCTCCAGCCGGAGCATGTGTGGATTGTTTTTTTCCTTTATATTGAAAATCAACTTTCCGGTTCGTACTAGGGGCTCAAGGTTACCTTCAATACGGCTGAACTTGTCGGGCTTGCGCCTTGCGTCAGGGATCACTCCAATGTGGTGGCTACGTTCCTGCCCTTTTCTGAAAAACAGTGGCATAAATACCTGTTCGAAAAATGGGTCTTGCAACGTATTGTTTTCGATATAGTTATATATCTGTGTGCGCTGCTTGGTATAATCCTCAATGGCATAAAACCAATCTACAAATTCGTCATTGGTTACCCTATCGAGAAAACCGTAAATGACATAAAATTGACCGCCATCGCTGCCGATAAGCCAAAGTGCTTTTGTAGAATTTTTGCGGTCGCCTACGTTGTTCGATGGGCTTGGGTCGGCATAGGCAATGAGGAACTTGAATTTATTAATGGCTGGAACTTCGCCCCATGTAAGCTCTTTAAAAATGTCACCTTCCGAAATTGGATTATTAAAACATTCGGCTTGCTGTGCCTTTGTACTCATTTTGCTAAGTACGCGGTCAATTTGCTCCTCGCTGTTTTTTGATGGCCAGCTGCTTTTACCGTCCTTGTTACGGATATTTACAATGTCGTGTTTATCGGCACGCTTGGCGGCACGCGTTACGCAACAATCGCGGGCAATGATATTGCCAAGTACCAGGAATAAAAGCGGCTTGGAAACAGAGCGTGTCATGTAAAGCGCACGTTCTATCCAGTCGAAGCGTTTATCAATGGTATCTTTGTTCCGACAGTCCTCGTCGGTGTCGATATCGGTAATCAGAATGGAATCAGGTCGTAAGTTTTCGTTTTTCTTACCCCGAGGACTTTGCCCCGCACCGAGTGCTACATAGCGAGCTCCGCATCGGGTGGTAAAATTTCCTGACTCCCAAGTTCCAAATGTTTTTTGCTCGCCGTAATATGCTATTATCCGCTGGTTGGCTTCAAAGTTGAGCATGTAAGGCTTTAGCAAATCACAGGCAGCATCGTAGGAACTGGATACAAAAAGAGTGAAGCGTTTTTTACCAGTAAGGTTGAGGAACATCATTGCCATCATGGTGACGGTATCTTTGGCCAGCTCACGACTCCAACTGTTTACTTCGTACCACTCATCGTTTTCGGTGATGCGTTTTATGAACTTTAAATGGAATGGGGCGAAGTCGGCAGTAGCATAGTTCGGAAACATATACTTACACCATTCCGCAGGACGTGCCTCGAGGTACTTACGATGCTTTTCGATATCCGCTGTCGTTTTATTGTACTCAAGTGCCGTGTCGGTAATGAGTGCCTTTCGGTATTCGTCCCATTCCTTTAATGCCTTTTTTTTATCTGAAAGTGATGTTGCCATTGTGTGCTCAGTTTTATGATGCTTTCAATTCCGTATAGAATTGACTCCAGCGTTCGAGTGCTGTTTTTACTTCAATTGCCATGTGTTTGGTTTTTTTAGTGGTGTGACAGAGTTGGAACTCTATTGTCCCTGACAGAGTTGGAACTCTGTCATCCCCGTCCCGCCTGGTTATTACTTGAGAGTTGATTTTATATATGAGTTGAAAATGTCGGACAGCTCCTTGGCCTTTTCATTATCGACCTGACGTAGCCACTCCAGCAGTTTGATTGACACATTAATTACATCTACAATACCACATTCCACTTCCAGGGCTTTTAAATCTGATACTAGCTTACGCCGGATATTTGATTCGTCCTTGTCGGGGAATCGATGATTTTCATCGCGGCTTGCAATAAGATTGTCGAGCTGCGTGAGTTGGTTGATGGTGGAGCGATACCGTTCATCTCTGGTGACTGAAATGGCTTTGCGGTAGTCTTCCCAGTTTCCTGCTTTTACCCACTTGCTCACCGTTACTTCACTCACATCGGCTTTTAAAGCAATTTCCTTTTGTGAAAGTTTGTCGTAAACGAACAGCATTTTAGCATAGTCATATAATGCGTCCATTTCCTGCTTAGTACGTTTTTTCTTCTTGTCGGCCATTATTACATGTTTAATTTTGAGCAAAATAACGGCTTTTAGTGCTGATACAAAAAAAATAATGACAAATTGGCAGTACTTTTTTAATTGGTGATATTTTACCTATTCCTTTGCATACAATTAAACCAGAAAACATTTAAACGATATTCAATCATGGCAAAAAAACCCATTCCATTTGTAATTCTTGATTCTACTGTTTTAACCAACGGAATTCGCGTAATGGTGGCAGGGGTGGACATTGAGCAGTTTAAAAAGAATCCAGTTGTGCTATTCGACCACAGCGATTATTCATTGCCCATTGGGCGCATGGAAAATGTACGAAAGGAGAATGACCAGATTTTGGGAGATGTACTTTTCGACTACGATGACAAAGATGAATACGTGCAGCGCATTATTGGAAAGGTAGAGCGCGGATACATTAAAGCGTGTTCGCCGGGGCTGGTAGAACTGGAAGGAACGGACGACACACTCTATAAACTGGAAGGTCAGGACAATGTAACCATCACCGCCTGTCGCTTGCGTGAGGTGAGTATTGTTGCCATTGGAAAGAATCACAATGCGCTGCGCCTGTTTGACAAGGACGGTGCTGAAATACAGTATAAGGAAAACCCAAAACTGTCACTATCGGATTTCATTATTCACTCAAAAATAAATTTAGAAATGAAAATTAATCTATCAAAACTCAATTTGAGCGACGGAGCAACCGACGAACAAATTAATCAGGCCATTGAATTGTTGCTTAGCGACAAACAAAAAGCCGTAACGGAAAAGGCAGCTGCCGAGGCTAAAGTATTGGAACTGTCGGATAAGCTGACTGCTATTGATGCCGAAAAAGTGACTGCCCGTAAAGCTGAAGCTTTGAACCTTACCGATGCTGCCATCAAAGATGGTCGCTTGGACGCAAAAGCCAAAGAGGCTACGCTTAATTTGTTCGACAAAGATTTTGAAGGTGCAAAAACCATGCTTGACAGCATTACAAAACCGGGGTCAATAAAAGCGGCTTTGAACGCTGGCGACAAAACCGAAACAGCCAAAATGGAGGCAATGACATGGGACGAGATGGACAAAAAGAACCTGCTCCTGAACTGTAAGGATACCGCTCCTGAGGTTTACAAAAGCAAGTTTAAAGAAAAATTTGGACACGAGCCAGCAGTCTAGCCTGTAGTTATTAGTAAATAGTTTATAGTAAAATTTTAAAAACAACAATTAATTTTTTAAGGTATGAAAAAGATTTTTGCATTATTTTTCAACATGTTTATCGGGCTTATCATAGCCTCGGTAACAGGAGGCGGTGGCTTAGCCGCAATGGGTATTGGTACGGGATTATCTCTTATCAAAACGGGAGCGAGTGGCTTAAATATGGCTGTTCAAAAAGAGATTTGGGAAAACGATATCATAGAGTCCTTATGGGCTGATAACGCATTTTTAAATTTTGCATTCAACGCCGACCAATATGTACTGGCAGGCAAAGTGGTTCACATTCCGCAAGCAGGAACCGTAGTGGGTGTAGAGACTAACCGAACTAGTTTACCAGCCACCGTAACCAGTAGAACTGATACGGATGTGACTTATGCATTGGATGAAATAACTACTAATCCAATTAAGATTTCGAATGCCGAATCGGTAGAGTTGAGCTATGACAAACGCCGCTCAGTGTTATCGGATACCACCAACGCTATCAATGAAGCTGCCGCTTTGGATATTCTTTATAAATGGCATCCTACAGTAGCAGGTCAAATTATCCGCACTACTGGTACAGCTACTTTGAGCCATACGCCAAGTGCAACTGGTAACCGTAAAGCATTCTGCGTGGCCGATGTAAAAGCCGCACAAAAATTGATGAACAAAAACAAAATGCCTAATGTGGATAGGTATATGTTGATTGACGCTGATATGTACGACCAACTTACTGCCGACTTGACCGTAACTCAATATCGTGATTTCTCGTCACAATTGAACGTGGCCGAAGGTGTGGTAGGTAAATTATATGGTTTCAATATCATGATGCGTTCAGAGGTTTCTCGCTATAGCAATGCTGCAACTCCAGTGCCAATAAAATGGATTACTGCAGGAACTGCAACTGATAATGCTGCCGTAATTTGCTGGCAAAAAAATGCCGTTGAGCGTGCGCTTGGTACAGTAAACTTTTTTGAGGACATCAAAAATCCAGTTTTTTACGGTGACATTTACTCGGCATTAGTTCGTTTGGGTGGTCGTATCCGTAGAGCGGATGGATTGGGTGTAATAGCCATTGTACAAACTGCTACAGCATAGGCTAGCTGCTAGTTGATAGTTAAGAAATAATCCGTGTGTGTTTGATTTTCGGGGGGCGGGCGCTAGATTGCAACCGACCCCGAAATGAAAGCAGCCACAAAACTCCAAAGAATATGAAACGTAAAATCAACCTCATTGTAATTCACTGTTCTGCCACACCGGTAGATCATGATTATACGCCTGATCAAATGACGCGTGACCATATGGCCCGCGGGTTCAATAGTGCCGGTTATCATTTCTATGTTCGCAAAAGCGGCTATGTGGTTCACCTTCGCCCATTGGAAACCATTGGTGCGCATGTGGAAGGCTTTAACGCCAATTCTGTTGGTATCTGCTATGAAGGCGGAATGACAACAGACGGTAAACCGGCTGACACCAGAACCGTGCAACAAAAGGAAAGTCTTTTACGACTTGTAAATGAGTTTAGGGGATATTATCCAGGAATAAAAGTTTTAGGACATCGCGATTTATCGCCCGACAAGGACGGCGACGGTGTGGTAGAGCCTAACGAATGGACAAAGAGTTGTCCGTGCTTTGATGCAAAAAAGGAGTATAAAATAAAATAATATGGAGCCCACATATATTGCTGGCACAACCGATTGGCTTTCTATCGTTAGTTTATTACTAAATCTGATATTGGGTAGCGGTTTCATTGTAAGCATAGTAACGCTTAGAGCACAACGAAAACAAGCCGATGCCGTGGCCAAAGGAGCTGAAGCAACCGCCAAAGGTACGGAGGCACAGGCTGAGACTACGGAGATAGAAAATGTAGATAAGGTAGCGAAAATGTGGCGCGAGTATGCCGAAATATCCGAAACACGCTACCAGAATACGATTGGTAAAATGTCTGCTGAAATGACATCCATGAGCTCGCGGATGGGGGAAATGGAATGCACCATTAAAAAGTTGAATTCCACGAATAATCAGATTTTAAAAATTTTAAAGGACATCAATCATGACAATCTCGAACAAAAAAAACAAGAAGCGAAAGATATCGCCGGAGCTTAATTCAATTGATAATTAATAATTAATAATGAACAATGAAGAAATATTTAATTGTATTAATTCTTAGCTCTTTAGTGTTGGGTTTAAACGGATGCAAGCCCCTTGAAAGAACTACAACTAAAACGGAGTACGTTGAACGGCTTAAATACGACAGTATTTACCTGCAAAAATACGATAGCATTTATGTGGAAAAAGCGGGCGACACGGTTCGGATTGAAAAGTACAAAACCATTTACAGGGATAAGTTTACGATAAAAAGAGATTCTATATTTAAAACAGACACCATTACAAAGTTGCTGCCGCTAAAAACGGAGGTGATAAAGGAAACACCTGTTAAAGGCTTCTTTTGGTGGACTGGATTACTTTTTTGGATAGCACTCACCGCATTTGCGGGCTTTAAATTGGTGACAAAAACACCTATTATATCAGGAATTAAAAAGCTTTTAAAAATCAATTAAATTACATATTATGGCTGAAAGAAGAATATTAGCAGTAAACAAAATTGAAATCGGTGCTATTGCGGCTGATGGTGATGTATCTGCGGCTTTTGCTACTGCAGGAAGTATTTACAAAGATACGGCGGACTTTAACCAGGCGGCAGATGCGGACATTGAACACTACTGCGAAGAGAGTGACGATCCGATGGAAGTTGTTCCGGGTGCAAAGAAATCGACGGTTAAGTGGGCTATCACTGATTTTTCTCCTAGCGTATTGCTTGGCTTATTTGGCGGTGCGGTTACAGGTGTAGCTCCTGATGATTCGTGGACTGCTCCCGCTACTACCGAGATTATCGAAAAATCGGTAAAGATTACTCCTAAAGTAGGTTCTGTACTTACTTTTCCACGTGTGAGCTTGAAATGTACCATCAACTACAAGTTAGCAAAATCGGGCATCGCCCAGGTAATGATTGAAGGTCGTATTTTGACCCCAACCAAAGCGGGTGTGAAATCGATTAAGATTGGATAGAAATTAATACGTAGATACGTGCCACATGGCGCGTATCTACAATTAAACCGTTGACAGAATCGGAATTCTGTCATCCCTTAAACCGCAGACAGAATCGGAATTCTGTCATCCAATATGAATACAGAACAAGCTGCCGCCATGGCATTGCTAGACAGAGGCGCAGGATTTTATATACCAGCGCCTTTTTTATACCGAATTTTCGGTAAAAAGAAAATACAAATTGTAGTACGAAGGTTACGGCTGGGCACACTGCTATACCTTACGGAGCTTCCACCATCGCCACTGGTAGATGTTCCGGATGCATTATCTAAAAAGATAAAAGATACCGGGGCGGAGGTGATGGCTGTTGACCTGAAGTACATAGTGGAAAATATGACAACGGTTTGTCGGGTTATTGCGGCCTGTTTGCTGAACTCCAAGCTGAAAATTAAATTATTCCGTAAACCACTGGGGCGATATTTGAAAAATAAACTCACTGCCGACCAATTGCAGGAACTTACGATGTGGCTATTTGTGTATGGGAGGGTTGAAAGTTTTACGAATACTATCAAGTTTATACAGGCGATGCAGATGACGAAGCCGATGAACCTGAGTCCGACGGAGTAAAGGAGTCACGGAGCGAAAGTTCCCATAGCCTTTATGGAATGATTTGGAGCATACAGGAGAAAACGGGCTGGACACATGAATATATTTTGTGGAAAGAAAGCTGGTTTAACCTACAAATAAAAATGGCCGATGCACCGCGTACGGTACGAGGCAGTAAAACAAAAGAAGTGGAAAGCTCAGATGAACTGGGAGAATTTTTAAATAGCTAGTAGATATGCGCCACGTGGCGCATATCTACAGCGAAAAATCAAAATTATGGAACCTGTAAATATTGACTTTATGCTTGGCGGCAACGTGGAGCAAGAAGCGCCAAAAATAGAGAGCTCGCTGGGCGATATTACCAACGCCAGCAAGAAAGCCGCTGACGCTGCAAAAGCGGCAGTACAGGAGCAGGTTGCCGTAATTAAACAGATAGAGGCCGACATGGCCAATATCGAAAAGCAAATACAGAAGGCCGCTCCCGGTAGCGCCAAGGGCGCACTGGTGGAGGAACTGGGATATGCCAAAAAAGCACTGGCAGAGGAAAAAGCAGCGCTCAATGATGTAAACGTATCCATTGAAAAAACCGCTAGCGGACACGTTCGCCTCCGCACTCAGGTGATGGAAGCCAAGGACGCACTTGCCAAAATGGAAATGGCGGGGCTGCGTGGTACAGCGGAATATAAAGCTCAGGCGCAAGTGCTGGGTGAGCTGAACGACCAAATGGGTGATACCACCGCGCAAGCTAAGGTTTTGGCCGATGATGAAAAAGGATTCAAAGGCGTAGCTTCCGCAGTAAGTGGCGTGGCTGGAGCCATGAGTGCGGCAGTAGGAGCGGCTGCTTTGTTTGGCGCGGAAAATGAGGACTTAGTGAAAATACAAACACGTCTTCAGGCAGTAATGGCCATTACAATAGGCATTCAACAGGTGGCTGAGACCTTGAATAAGGATAGTTACTTTTCCCAAACACTTCTAACCGGTGCTAAAGAAATGTATGCAGCCACCAACTTAAAGGTAGCTGCTACGCTAGGTATTTCAAATTTGGCTGCAAAAGCATTGATGGCAACTCTGACAGTTGGATTAACTATAGCGATAGGAGCAGCTATTTACCTTTGGGATAAATACAGCACGGCGCAACAAAAAACAGCGGATGAGGCAAAAGAATTTGGAAAGAAAACAGCCCAAGGAATAGGTGAGCCAATGGCAAAAATACAATCGCTGAGCGACCAATGGGATAAGTTGGGCGACAACCTTGTGGATAAAAAGAAGTTTGTTGACGATAACAAGGATGCATTCAAAGAACTGGGTGTACAAGTGAATAACGTGGCAGATGCCGAAAATCTACTTGTTGCCAATAAAGAAGCCTTTATTTTATCATTAATCGCCAAGGCAAAAGCGGCAGCCGGTATGGAACTGGCATCTGAAAAATACAAGCTTGCCATGGAGAAAATGCTGCAAGCCGATAAACTAGCCAATACGGTAGATGTATATACCAGTACTGGTGGACAAAGTAATACTGGTGGTGGTACCATGACAAAATCCACAGTAAAAAATAAAACTAAAGAGGATTTAAAGAAACAACATGCAGACTTGTTGGCCGAGGGCGATAAGTTTATCCGCGAGTCGGACGAACAGGCAAAGAAAGCAGGTGAGTTACTTTCGGGCGCAAAAATAGTAAGCTATAAAGACCCCGAAAAAGCCGCCAAAGCTGTCAAGGACAAAGTAGCCAAAGAAGCCTACGACGCTGAAAAAGCATTACAAAAAATGCTGCTGGAGATAAAAGACCAAACTTCTAAATTGCTCCTGGACCAACAAGTGGATAGCTTGCAAAAAAGGTTGAACGCCATTGATTTGGAAAAACAGCTGGAGGTTCAAAAAATTGAAGAAAAAGAAGTTGCCATTGTTGAAGCATACAATAAGAGCCGTAAGGGTGAAAAGGGTTTTGTGCCATTATCTACCAACCCGGCAAATCTATCCGCTTCGCTAACTACTATAGACCCCACGCAAGCCAAAGGAATAGCTGATGCGAACCTTGCACTTGATGCGGCCTATGCAGCGAAGCGGGTAGATGCGACAAAAGTGTGGGGTGAAGAACTGACAGCATTGGCGGGCGAGTTTGCCGATGAGCGTGTGCAGATAGAAACTGATTACAATGCTAAAATAAAAGACTTAACCGACAAAGGTATGGTTCAAACGGCTGCAATGGCCACGGTGGAACGCAATAAAAAAGTAGGTGAAGTTACAATAGGACTTATTCAGGAAACTGAAGCGTATAAACTAGCTACCAGTGACCAGCTACAAGTATCAAAGGAAACAACTGAAAAGTTGATAGCAGATATTAAGAAGCGAGTGGCCGCAGAACTGGCAGCCGGTAAGCTTACTAAAGATCAGGCCAACAAGATGCTTTCTGAGCTCAACAAGGCCGAATATACCGTGCAAAAAACGGATAACCCTTTTGCCGACTTGATGGATGGGCTGGAAAAATACAAAAAGGCTAGGGATGAACAAAGTAAGGCAAACAGCGACGTAAGTATTGCCGATTTGGCAAAAATGGAGGATGCTGCCAACAAAGCGCAAAAGGCAACAATGGAAGCTTCCGCAGGTGCGCTGCAAGGAATTTCGGCTATTATTAGTCAGGTTACTGGTGAACTCAAAGGATTGACCAGCTCTGAAAAGAAAACAGTGGATGAGGTTCTTGGGCTTATTAATGGAGCTGCCACGTTGGCGCAAGGGCTTGATACTGATAACCCCGTTGCTATCATTCAAGGCTCAATAGAATTGATGTTGAATGGATACAAGCTTCTTGATGCTGAGCGCAAAAAACTAGATAAGAAAATTGAGGACAATCAAAACGCAATAGGAGTGCTGGAAGTTGCTTATGATAAGCTGGGCGTTGCAATTAAAGGCGCCTACGGTACTGATAAAGTAAAATTGATTAAGGAGGAGATTGATAACTTAAAGAAGCGAAAAACGCTGATTGAAGAGAATATGGCTGCCGAACAGGCAAAAACAAGAAAACCAAAGTGGTACGAATATCTAAGCCCAGCGGCGCTTATAGCCAATGCGCTAACCAAGGCAGACCCAGAGAAGCTTAAAGAATATCAGGATGCACTTGATGCAATAGCAAAAACAGAGAAGGAGCTTGAAGATAACGCTTTTCTCGAAGCCCTAACAGGAACATCTGTTTCAAGTGCAATTGATGAGTTTGCAAATGCCTACGCTGATGCCTTTACGAGTGGCGAAGACGCGGCTGCAAAGTCGGCAGAGGTTGTAAAAAATATACTCAAAAAGGCGTTGGTTGAAGACTTGAAAAAAGACTTAGATGAACCAATTCAAGCGCTAATGACTATGGTTAAGGAAGCAATGGATGATGGAATTCTAACTGAAGCTGAAAAGGCCGCCATTGCCGCAAAAAAGAAAGTAGCTGATGATGCAGCAGCCAGCAACGAACAAATGTTTACCGATCTTGGGCTTAATGATTCCACAGCCGCCAAAGGTATACAGGGCGATGTAAAAAACATGACTGAAGATACCGGCAGCGCATTGGTAGGGCAAATAACCGCCATGCGTTTAAACGTAGCTGAAATAGTGGTTAATTATAAGAATTCTGCTGAAATAATGACCAAGCAACTGGCACTACAGCAGCAAATTGCGGATAATACTGCCTTTTGCCGCAAATTGGAACGGATGGATAATACACTGGAAGATATACGCATTAACGGACTGAAAATAAAATGAACGGACTTTGGACAATTAACGGTATAGATTTGTATGACGCCTTTGGCGCTTACATACTGAAGGGAAGTTACAATGACTTGTTATCGCCACCCATGCCTCGTAAACGACTGGAACATGAATATATTGATCAGGACGGCGTGGCTGTAGATACTACTTCGCCACTGACTTATGAGGCTAGGCGTTTTACGCTGAGAGTAGCGTTGAAGGGTATTTCATCAACTCAGTTTTGGAGTAGGTACAATGCTTTTTTTGGCCTGGTATCAACGCCCGGAAGTTTTCTGCTTTACGTGGCCGACCTTGGAAAAACATTTACACTGCTGTACGAGGGTACGGCAAAGGCCGAAAAGCTGACGCCAATAGCTACGGCATCACAGGTATATGCCGTATTTGAAGTGAAGGTGCTGGAGCCGCTAACGGCTACAATAGCGGCTCCAGCACCCAATACAATTGTGAGTACCGAGGCAGGAACTTATGTATATACGGCAGGGCAAACACCGTTTGAATTTATTGATAATGAACTGTTTTTAAATATATAAACATATATGATAAAGATAAAGATATTAACGGAAAATGAACTAAAAACAAGGCCTGAGGCAATACCAAGTGACACGAATGTACTAAGTGAAAAGTATGTGGCGGGTGTATTGGAAGCCAAAGCCGACAAGGCCTATCCTGAATTTGAGGGGTCGGCAAGTGTGACATTTAACTCGACTGGCGACCCGAATGGTAATTCTGTATTTCGGGTAAATGATAGTTACACGGGGTATGACATAATTAACGTAACGGATGGCGGATATGTAGATCTCAGAGGGGCTTCTGTAGTACGAGTACCCACGGCAGTGAACGATAATTCGCCATACCAAAAAATACAGGTAGATAACTTGCTTTCCGGACTAAATATTGGCGCGAAGCTCGAAAGAAATATTTTAGGGTTTTACATTTATGATACTTTACCACAAGCGGGTAACGATAAAGGTGGTGAGGTTGCATATGAAAATGCGACCAAGTCACTATATGTTTGTTATCTGGCGGTGGATTCTGGCTTTGGCTGGTATAAAATTAATTCTGCAATGTTAGTTGGCAATCTATATATGTCAAACGTGGATGATTGGTATATCTGTTTGCAAAGCGATGACAGTACTATTTTGATTAAAAAACTTACTGAAATAGGTACTGGCAGTAATGCTGATAACCCCGATAATGAAACTCTAGCTCAACTTAATGCATTCAAAAATCAATTTCTTACCACCGAAACAGGTGAATTAATACTAGACATAAACAACAATATTATAACAACTATTTAAAATCAAAAAAAACATGGCACAAATAACCGAATATTTAGCAAATAATTTAGACACGACAGTAGAAGGGAAAGCCCTCGACGCTAGAGTTGGTCAACTTATATCAAGGACAGTTATCCCAAGCTTGAAAGTAAGAATTGTAAGGAGAGATTACGGTTTAGGATATATCGCAAGAGAGATTAACGTAAGGCATCAAACAAACGTGAGCAGTGAGTTTATGAGCTATAATCCCGTAATTGTGCTAATGAAAAAGAAAAGAAAGGCAAGCAGTTACGGTCATCTGGCAGGTAATAAGTGGGTGGAAGTAGGTGAACAGAAAACACAGGATCCGAACAAAAGCGATTACCAAGGAATAACTTGGACTGGCACATACCTTGGACCTGTTTATCAACACTTTATTTTCCGTACTGAAATTTCAGATTATTACCTTTCAACTGGCAGTGAAAAAATGACAGTTGAAAAATTAATGAACGGCTTTATTGCACATAACATAAATGTTTTAACGCAAGCCCACGGTTACACATTGATGGGGAGTAATAAAAAAAATATTATAATTAACGGTAGGGAAATTAAATCTAAGGTGGCAAAATTTGGTCTTGCAGTACGTATTGACAACCCGAGATTTAGAGAGGAAATTCTTAAAGTAAATGCAGATAATAATGCGTTGGGTCGGCAGGACTTTTTTCTAAGATTTTTGGACAATAGCTCCTTTTTTAATAGACAACCAAAATACCTTTATGGTGAGATTTGCAAATTAGGGTTTAGGGCAGAGTATGCATCGGATGGCCTTATACAGCATATTGTAATATAAAAAAAACGCCCTTCAAAGCAAGAAGTGCGTTAAAAAATGTCCTTCAAAGCAAGAAGTACATTAAAAAATGTCCTTCAAAGCAAGAAGTACATTAACGCTTGCAAAAGTAATGAATTATTTTAATAATGCAAGTATATTGTAGAAAAATAATTTACTAGCCTTTAATTTATTAGATACAACAATAAACATATATGAAAATTAAACGCCTTGGGAACAATTTAATTACGATTCTCCCGCAATTGTCTTCAACATATACGAAGGCAATAATGGGAGAGGAGACAGTAACGTTTGTGTGGGAGCAAAATAATATAACGCACTTTCAAATAGGTGATTATATATACTATGGTGCAAAGTTTACGCTCAACCAGTTGCCAACCATCAAAAAGGTAAGCACTACACTTTGGCAGTATAATGCTGTATTTCAATCGCCGTTATACGACCTTTTAAAGGCTAATTATATGCTGTTTGATAACACGGCCATGCCTCCACAGGGTGAGTTTACGCTTACAGGTACAGCGCTTACTTTTGTTACACTGTTAGTGGCTAACCTTAACCGTGTATCTGGTTCAGTAGCTTGGTTTGTTGGGGAGGTTGTAGACACAGCTGTAACTACACTTACATTTAGTAATGACAGCTGCTATGCCATATTAAGCCGACTGGCAGATGAGTTTAAAACTGAATACGACGTATCAGGTAACACAATACACTTATCAGAGCAAACCCGAAGTACCGACTTAGTACTTGAGTATGGTTCTATGCTTTATGATATTGAGCGCACCTCACTTAATAGCTCCGATGTAGTTACCCGGCTGTACGTGTACGGCGGAGAGCGGAATATTGCAGCAAGTTATCGCTCAGGTTCTAAGCGGTTATTATTGCCATCTCCTGCGTTGTACATTGAGTCCAACGTGGCCAATTATGGCGTGATAGAGCGTGCGCAAACTTTCGATGATATTTACCCTCGCTTTGGGGCTACTGCCGCAGGAACTGTGACAGGTATTGGCGCAAGCATATATGATTTTACGGACGCTCACCTTGACTTCAATGTCAATAGCTGTTTAGTTTCTGGCACTCCGGCAAAGGTTCGGTTTATCACTGGTCAATGTGCCGGCTACGATCTTCAAATTAGTAGCTATAATAATTCCACAAAGTTATTTAAACTTATTGCCAATACAGATGATAAAAATTATAGTATCCCCAATGCAGTGTTATTCCCTGCCATTGGCGATAAATATGTGCTTATAGATGTGATAATGCCCGATAGTTATAGAATAGCTGCCGAGGCGGAACTATTGGCCAAAGCTACAGAGTACATTGGTAAAAATAGCAAGCCAAAGGTAAGTTATAGGTGTAACTTTAGTGCACTTTATGCCAAAGAAAACATGCCGGATATTCGATGCGGCGACACTTTGGTAATACAGGATATCGATTTTGGGATAACACTCGAAACGCGAGTAGTGAAGTTGACACGTGGCATAACCGATGCCTATAATATACAGATTGAACTTTCGGATACCGTGAGTAAGTCTACTCTCACCCGCATAACAGAGGATGTGGCTACTGCCAACCATGGCGTGATATCAACGAATAAAGACATGAAGCAAAAATTTAATGCTGCGTACCGGAACCTCGATGAGCTTCGCACCCTGGTGTTTGATACCGATGGATACTTTGACCCACAAAACATTAAGCCACTCAGTATTGAAACAAGTATGCTGAGCGTAGGTGCTAAGAGCCAGCAGCTACAAACGAATATCGTATTTAAGCCAAATGATGGATTGGCATCAACATTTTCGTGGTCAGTGGGTTCGCTAGTACATTTTGGCATTAGCGATACGGAAGTAAAAACGTGGAATATACCCGCTTCATCAATTACAAATATTGAAGGATCACAATATATTTATGCCAAGTGTTCACGAACCGCCAGCGCGGGTGAAATTATCTTAAGTAGTACAGCCAATAAGTTTGACTTTGAAGCCGGTTATTGGTCATTCCTATTAGGAGTGCTACACGCTCCAATAGATGGTGTGCGTGGCATTTCATTGACTTATGGGCAAACCGTTATTAATGGGCAGTATATCCGCACCGGGAAGATTAGCTCGGTTACTGGCGGTACTTACTTTGACCTTAATACTGGAGAAATTGGCGGAAATTTAAAATTTGTTGCTGCGGACGGCGTATATACGAAAGTTGGTGACGGTATTAATACGGCAGTAGGCAATATCAAACAATCAAGCCGTAATTATCTACGGTTGTCAAGACTGGATTCAATTAATGGATGGGCGTCAGTGGGCGGTACAGTATCGCTTGTTTCAGACCCCATTTATGGCAATGTTGTTGAATATTCACGCCCGCAAGGTGGTGGAGATTTTATGAAAGTATTTGGTATTGATGTATCAACTCTTAAAAATACCGATATAGTTTATTATTGTATTGCAAAAAATATGAGTACTGACAATGGCGGGTCTTGGAATTTTGGTGGTTGGGTTGAAACATATTATTCTCTAAATCATACATCTGTTTTCAAAGACCTTGGCAATGGTTGGAAAATGTATTACGTTGCATTTAAAGCAGAAAACACGATTAGTTCAAGTAGTTATGCTTTTGGATTAAATTCAGTTGGTGGAACTTGGAGATTTCATTCATTTGGAGTTTGCAAGGGAAATACGCCACCTTCCGATTGGACAGCCGCACCCGAAGATATTGATACAGCAATTGCCACAGCTCAGAGTAAAGCGGACGCAACGGATTACCTAACCCAAGCCCTAAGCAAAGACACCTACAAACCACAGGGTTTAGATGTAGGGTTATTGTGGTCGAAAGTACTGCTCATGCGTGATACAAACGGTGATGTACAAGGCGGAATGAGTGGGCTTACAAATGATAATGTAGGAAATTGGACAGGTGGAACGTATCAAAATGCGATAGATTCGACACTTACTCCATCCAATGTATCTTGTATAGACAGAAAAGATGGAAGTGGGCATAGGGCAAAAGGTAAGCTTCTGTGGGATATAAATGGAAACGTTTTCATTCATGGAAATTTAGAGCAAGAATCTAAGTTGTTTAAAGTAAGCGAAAATTCTGCAATCAAATTTGATAAATACAATATTAGAATAGTAAGAGCCATTGGAACTCATGCAGCAAATTTATCTATTACATTTGGTCTTAACACAGAAATTAAATCAGGACAAGAACTGACTATTGTTATAAATAATTATAGAACGGTAAATTACCCTGTTGTTTCAATTACTGGTACTTTTACACTTTTCTCTGAGCAAGTTCAATTCTTATACCCGTCTAGCATTGGCGGCGTAATCGGAAATATCACCATACCGGCTCGTTCTTTTGCAATTATAAAAGGAACATTTAACAAGGACGTATATGAAGATTCAAGCTATGTAGGTTGTTTTTTAATATCCAGTTTTGTAATAACAAAGCCTGACGAACCTACTCACGCACAGAACTATATGGGTAATATTCCACGGACTATAACGGATGCAAATCCTTGGTACCTAACAATAGATGCAACTACGGGAGAAATTTGTAAAAAATAGATAGTGTATTATGAAATGAAAATATAATGCCATGGGGTGCTACGTTGTTGTTGGGTGTTGTTGGGTGAACAGGTGAAGTTTGATGATGTATAGAGAAATGATTAAATAGTATTTAAAGGACGTTTAAAGGACGTTTAAAGGATGAATAGATGACCACGTGTTTGTTTATTTTATTTATGTATGGTTGTTTGAAAAATGTACAATTTGTTTTTAAAATGCGTATAATTTGATTTTGTGATTAAGAATTAATAATTAAAAATTAATAATTAAAAATTTGTTTGACATTCTTTCATTTTTCCATTCCCATGCATTTCATACATGGCTAATCACATTTAACCACTTCGCGGTTTTTCAT